TATATTGACGGTGCATTAGATATTACTCATACAAATGTGTCAGATATATCAGGTATAAAGGTAAAAAGATATGTTTGGGATAGTAACACACCAATTGAAAGAAAAAGAAAGGCTCGTGAATTAGCCATAAAAATAGCGGATGGTGAGGAAAGAAGACAGAATAATGAATGGTCGATAGAGGACACAGATGAAGAAGGTCTTAAAGCTAATGTGTTATTTAAATGGTTAGTAAGTGAAGGTGAGATTAACGAGTTGGACGATGAACAAAAAGAAACACTTAAAAATTTAAAGATTGAGTTAGAACGATTAACTGAGGAATACGACAAAGAAGAGGAGTCTGATAGATATAATCAATTGAATGATAGGATTAGTGAGATTGAAGATGAAATAAGTGAATTGGTAGTAGACACTGCGGATGTTTATAATATATTTCCAACCAAATATAAGTTCTATGGTATGGAACAATTTGAGATTATTGGTGTTGATAACTTAGTGAATAGAGGGTATACTGTAGGTACGGAATCGGAAATGGAAGAAGGGGCTTTAGATTACGCTGAAGGGCTTGTTGATGAATTAGGTGTCGAAGGATTCAATAAAAGTTTTATTGAAGACCATATTGATACTGATTATCTTAAAAGTTATGTTGAAGATTATTATGAAGATGATGTTTGGCAAAATCCTGATGTATACTTTAATGATGATGATTTTGAACTAACTACAGAACAAGAAGAACGACAAGAACATTTGGAATCTTATATTGAACAATTAGATGAATATATCGAAAGAATGGAAGAACAACAATCTGATTTAGAGGATGAGATTGAAGACGCTGACGAATATTCACAAAGACATGATGAGATTCAAAAAATGATTGATGACGCGACAGAGAATCGTGATAAAGCCCAAGATGAGTTAGATAATATTGAACCAGATAAAGAACCAACTCAAGAAATGGTTGACAAAGTTATTGAGGGTAGAGTTAAGGATGCGTTGTATGACCCAATATCGTTTATTAATAACTGGGGTTTAGATATTAAGAATTTTGTCGATAAAACAGAATTAGCTGAAGCATTAGTTGAATCAGACGGATGGGGGGTCATGAATGGTTATGACGGTAGTTACGATTCGGAAAGTGTTAACGGTGAAACATATTATATCATGAGAGTTGAGTAACTCTATTTATTTATTGTAAAACTTTATTTATATTTTTTTAGTAAAATGAGTATGGTTAGAAAAAATAAATTAAAGTTTGTGATGGATACAGATTGGTTATTTGAAGGAGTTATCGATTCCGAACAAAAACAATATATCTTACTTGGATATTTCCAAAAATTAAATAAAAATCTTGAGGAGATGAAGGTGTACCCTATGTTCACCGAATTATCCCTACATTTAGGGAATATACAAACGTTACTTAATCAAAATCAAATTTTATATACTGAAAAAATTTTATCGTCCTTTGACGATGAGTTAATGTTATCTGACCTTAAGGTTAAGAATATTCCTGTTATGGCTGAAGATGAGTTTTTGGAATATCAAAAGATTCTAAAATATAGTCATCCAAAATTACTGGATTATTTTGGAATAACTAAGTCAATATGGTCTATTGTGTACGACTCAATAAATATTAATGTTAAAAAAAACAAGAACAATTTAGAATCAAAAATTGGATTTTTTTATTATAAGACTAAAGAAGTCTTATATGTTTGGAGATATAATACAAGAAAAATGTCCAAAACAGATATACAAAGTAAAACATTTTTGAAATTAATATATCAAGGTAAAGAAGATGATTTGACAATTAACGATATTATCCTTAATTTTTTATCAACTAAAGAAAAAGTTAAGACCCATAAATTTCCATTATTTGAAGTTTTGTGTGATGAGATATTCCCTTTAGAGGAAACACTGGTCCCGATATTCAAAAGGAAGATTATGTCGTACATTATTCAGACAGTTAAAAAAGAAAATAATCAAACTAAAAAAATATTATCAAATGGGGTTCAATAAAAGAATTGTTACATTAGAAAATATAAAAGAATTTTTAAAAAACGAATATTCGTTATCAAAAGTTTTTTCTGCCGATGCTTTAATCTTTACTGATGATGCGTCCACAAAAATATTCAAACTATATGAAAAAGGTGTTGAAGATAAAGAAATTTTAAAAATGATTGAGAATGGAGAAATTGTTTAATACTAAATTACTTTTTTCAAAACTAAGACAACCATTGGATTTGAAATTTATCAGTTCTAATATCTTAAAGACGAATCAATTTGAAGCTAAAGAATATTTGGATGGTTTGGTTGAAGATGGAATCCTTAGTAAAGAAAATAATTACTACACTATAAAAAATAAAAAATAAAAACAAATGACAAAAATTGAATACATATGGCTTGATGGTTATACGCCTGAACCAAATTTAAGAAGTAAAATTAAAGTTGTTGAAGAACAAAACTGTGAATTACATAAAATTCCTGAATGTAATTTTGATGGGTCATCAACACTACAGGCGGAAGATAATAATTCTGATTGTATTTTAAAACCTGTGAGAGTTTATTGTCCAGGTGTTGACACATCTAAAATATACGTTTTATGTGAGGTTATGAATCCTGATGGAACTCCTCACGAAACTAATAGAAGAGCACAGTTAGGTGATGAAGATAATGATATGTGGTTTGGATTTGAACAAGAATATTTTATTCGTGAAGGTAAAAACAAACCAGTGTTAGGACATAGTGAAGGGTCGATTGAAGGTCAAGGAAAATACTATTGCGGTGTAGGTTCTAATGTTGTTGGTAGAGATATTGTTGAAGAGCACATGGATTTATGTTTAAATATGGGAATCACCATTACAGGTGTGAACGCTGAAGTGGCTTTAGGACAATGGGAATACCAAGTATTCTCAAAAGGTAAATTAAAGGCTGGTGACGACCTTTGGATGTCGAGATATCTAATGGAAAAACTATCTGAGAAATATGGATATTATATTGAATACCATCCTAAACCGATTAGACATGGTGAATGGAATGGGTCAGGATTACACACAAACTTTTCGACAGATATAATGAGAAATAAGGGTGGGGAGGAATACTTCAACGTACTATTTAATTCTTTGGAATCAAGAAGATATCAACATATTGAAGCTTATGGTTCAGATAATGAACTAAGACTTACAGGTAAATACGAAACACAATCAATTGATAAGTTCAGTTGGGGGGTTAGTGACCGAGGAGCATCTATCCGAGTTCCTGTGTCAACGGCTAAAGAGTGGAAAGGTTATATCGAAGATAGAAGACCAGCATCAAATGCGAACCCTTATGACATAGTTAAAGTTATTTCTGAAACGATTGATATGGCTAACGAACTTGTCGCAACAACACACAACATGTATAGTAATGTTAGTGTTAAAAACTTTGATGAGGTTGCTAAAAAATACAATGGAATCCTTACTACCGAAGAATTATTAAACGAATATAAAGAAGATTAAATATGGAAAAATTTAAACATTTTGTGCCTCTTGAGCCTTTAATGGAAAATAGATGGATTATTAAAACTCACCCAATAAACATTAACCCGTACTTGTTTAGAAAGTATAAGATGTATAATGAAGGAGAATCAATAGTATTCAAAACTGAGTTTTTTGAAACGGTTACAGACTCATATAACCCAAAAGAATTATTGGAGATTACTGATATAACCTTAGAGTATTTGGACCCAACAGGAGTTGTTGTTGGAGGATTAAAAATGATTGTTAAGGGTATTAACTTTGAAAGAAAACATTCTTATTCTGGTGACGACTTGATGATAACAAAACTTAGAGTTATTATTGGTGAGACAGATTTATTATTAGAACCAATTAGTTATGGAGAACCAAAAAAATAAAGAACAAGTAGACCATCCGAGTCATTATGGTGGAAAAAATAATGAATATGAAGCCATTAAGGTTATTGATGCTTGGGACTTGGGATTCTCATTAGGAAACACGGTTAAGTATATTTCAAGAGCAGGGAAAAAAGAAACAGATAAAGAGTTACAAGATTTGAAAAAAGCTTTATGGTATTTAGAACATCACATTAAAACATTAGAAAAGAAATGATAGAAAATTATACGGGTAAAGTTATTAATGGTGATTGTATTGACATAATGTCAAAAATGCCGATAAACTCAGTTGACTTAATTGTTACATCACCCCCTTACGGAGTGGGAATCAATTATGATGTTCATGATGACGATGTCGTGTTTGAGGAGTATCTTAAGTTCACTAAAACTTGGTTAACTGAGGCGTATCAATTATTAAAGGATGATGGTAGGATAGCCATTAATATCCCCTATGAAATAAATAGACAAGATAAAGGTGGAAGAATTTTCTTTTGTTCTGAAGTCTACCAAGTTATGAAAAGAATTGGTTATAAGTTCTTCGGTATCGTTGACCTTGAGGAAGATAGTCCCCATAGAAGTAAGACGACTGCTTGGGGTTCGTGGATGAGTCCATCTAGCCCTTATATTTATAACCCAAAAGAATGTGTAATATTGGCTTATAAACATAAACACATTAAGACTGTTAAGGGAGAACCCCAATGGAAGGGAGTTCCAACTGATATTGAACAAGAGGATGGAACAATTAAGAAAAAAGTTGTTTATGAGGATGTGGATAAGAAAGAGTTTATGGAA